AAACAACAGGGTCAATAAACGAAGAACTGTCTAAAATGATTGTTGGTGCATCCGCTAAATGGCAAGAGTTTAAAACTAAGACAGCTACATGGATTTCAGAAATGAAAGAAGTTATTATAAATAAATTTTCTGAAATTGGAGAGTCTGTTGGTAATTTCTTTGGTACAATATGGGAATATATTGGACCACCTTTAGAAGCAGTTTGGAACTCTATAAAATATGTTTTTAAAACTCAACTATATATTTTAGAGTTTATTGTTCGTGGAGCTATATACGTTGTAAAAACAATTGTCCTAGGTTTAGTAAACGCCACAATTGACGGCTTTAAAGCAATGTGGAATATGGTTACTAAGATAGTTAAATGGCTTTACGATGGAGTTGTGAATAGTTTTAAACTTCTGTATAATCATACTATGGCAATACTTCTTCCTTTAATACTATGGATTAAACAAAAATGGGATGAAGTTAAAAACTTCGTCATCGGTGCGGTATTACGCATTTATGCGAAAGTAACAGAATACTTTACAGCAATGAAAAATAAAGTTGTAGAAATTATATCTCCATGGATTGCTTGGATAGTAGGAAAATTCAATTACCTTAGAGATAAAGTTGCTTATATAGTTTCAGTGTTAAAAAACAAGATAGTGGAAATATGGAACGCTATTAGTACTAGAGTTCTGGCAATCGTAAACAATATAAAAGAGTTTATAATTCGTATTTGGAATAATATAAGAGATAGGGTTGTTGGGATTGTAGGGGGACTCAGAGACAGAGTCGTTGGAGCATTCAACATTCTAAAAACAAGACTTTCATCAACTACAGGAAATATTAAGACAAGCATTAGAGACGGATTCCAGTGGGCTAGAGAAAAAACAGAATCAATCGTTGGTAAAATGAAGGAAAAAGTGTTAGATATTTTCAACAAAATGAAAGAAGGTATTTCTAATAGAATAGATGATATCACTGAATTTGTCGATAACATGGTTGACAGCGTTAAGAAAGGTCTGAACAAACTCATTGATGGTATCAACTGGGTTGGAGAAAAACTTAACATGTCGCAAACAATACCTCACCTCCACACAGGGACTACTCACACTACAGATTATGTAACAAATGGAAAAATTAATCAAGGTACATTAGCAGTGGTTGGAGATAAAGGTAGAGGTAACGGTCCTGGTGGGTTCAGACATGAGATGATTGAAGACACTAAAGGAAACCTGATGCTTACTCCAGCAGAGGATACAGTAGTACCTTTAAGAAAAGGTTATAAAGTTCATAGTGGTAAAGCAACATATGATTACTTTAAGAACAACTTAGGTTTCATTCCTAAATTCTCTCAAGGAACATCTAAAAACGGTGGAGGAGGACTATTCAAGAAAGGTCTTGGATGGATTTCTGATAAGATTAGTGACGTAATGGACTACATTAAAAAACCTTCTAAATTACTAAACAAAGTTCTAGAAACTTTAGGTTTCGATGGTTTTAATAGTATAGGTGGAATCCCTGGGGACATTATGAAATCTGGTTACAAGATTCTTAAAGATGGTATTATTAACCAATTTAAGAAATGGTTTGAGGAAACATCTAAAGGAGACGGGAGATATATAGACCTTGGGAAAGGTATTAACTTCCCATTTAGTCCACATGGTCAAACACCTGGATATCCATTTGCAGGAGGACACAGAGGGGTGGACTTAAACTATGTTTATGATAAGTTATACTCTGTGTTAGGAGGTAAAGCTACTTCTCGAAGTGGATGGAACTACGGATTCGGTAATATGGTAGACATTGTTCAGGGTGCTATTAAAGTAATATATGCACATATGAGTAAGCATGCATTTACTGGAACTAAGCAAGTTAAACCAGGAGATTATCTAGGAGTGTCAGGTAACTCAGGTAGGTCAACTGGTCCTCACTTACACTTTGAGGTTCAAAAAAATGGTGTCCCAATAGACCCTGTAAAATGGCTTAAAGACAATACTAGAAACAATAATAAAGTTTCTGGTGGAGCTACTAATAAACTATATGGTGGCGGAGCAAGAAAACATGAACACAACCATGATGCTGACTATGATGAATTGGAAGAGAAAATTAAAAAGAGTCCAGTTCAAGTTGGTGTTAATGAATTTAAGAGATATGCTCCTAAAGGTATGAAGAACTATGATGACCCAGAAGATAGAATGATGGCAATAGTCAACAAAGCAATATCTCAAATCAATTTAAACGCCCTTCCTAAGTACGCTAACGGAGGACTTGTAAGAAAACATCAAATTGCTCATATTGGTGAGGGAAATAAACCTGAGATGGTCATCCCACTAACTAAAAAATCAAGAGCTGCAGAACTTATTGAACTAGCTAGAAGATTAGTTGGTTTAGATGAGGATGGAAACATCGAAATTGAAAATAATAACAACTTTAATCAATTTGCAGTGGATTACACTGATAGGTTGGAGAGTATTGAGACTACTCTCGGTCACTTAGCAATGGCTATGACAAGTTTGGCTCAGCAAGGAATTACATTTAATATAGATGGAAGAGAAGTTGCTAGAGTGACATATAAGGACACGGAGAGATTTATGCAAGCGGATAAAAATAGACGTGAAAGATATTAAAAGGAGTGATAAATTTTGATAAAAACCTTGATTATAAATGGTAAAAAACTAGATAACCTATACCTTGAAGGGGAACTTGTAGTTCCCTTTTTTGGTAAAAAAACAAACTACCAAAGTACATCTCATCTAGATAGAGCATTTTTTGAAAATAGGTCTAGAGAATCTGTCGAAATACCATTGAAATGTGCGTATGTAAATGAGAAAGAAAATCTTTCTAAGTTTGAGATAGCACAAAAAGTAGTAGAGTTCATTAATCACAATGAAGAAAGTGAAATCCAGATAAGTGGAGAGGACTGGTTCTGGAAAGGATATGTTGATGGACCTTTTGAAATAGAGTTATATAACGGACCTGTGGCATACTTCACTTTAAACATAGTATTATTAGAAAATAGTAAGTACTCACTAGATTCTTTTAGAAACACAGCGATATCTGACTCCATAACAACACTAAATAATGGAACAATGGAAACTCCTTTTATAGTAGAGGCTACAGCACTTAAAGATAGTCCTTATTTTATGGTGTCAGACCAAGATGACAATCACTTTATAATTGGAGAGGACAGCGAGGAAGTGGTTGTAAAAAACTATAGTCCATCTGTAATTACTAGTGAATTTAGAGATAAAAAAGGATTTGTAATGATGGGTTCGACAGAGAGTATTCCAGACAGGTACTTAGGAGGAACCACAGGAGCTTCATTCATACAGAATCCTGAAACATGGTCACTAGACCAAGCTACAGTAAAACAAACATCGGGGTGGCGTGGAGGAGCTTTAAGCTATACATTCGATAGAAAAGTCCAAAATTTCCAAACCACAGCAAAATTCAACATTGACCAAAAAACAATGGGTAGTGGAAAAATAGGTCAGTTTATATATGATGAAAATGGAAAATTAATGTTTTCTATGGGGTATCAAAACGTTCATACTTCAAAAGATAGTGGACGATTGTTATTTATGGCTTACAATGAACAAGGTGACGAAAAAGTAATGTGGGGTCCACAAATCCCCGCCAAACTAAAAAAAGTAAAGATACTCACTGTATATATGAGAATAGTAAGAAAAGGAAATAAGATAACACTCAGATATTGGTGTTACGATGATACAAACGTTAAAGGAAGGATTCCTTCAACGGTATTGACCGATATATCTAGGACATATAACGATGCAGGTAAATTCTATCAAAGACCAGCATCTAATTCTAGATTTGGTATTTTTAGAGGAAATGGTAAACACCGAGGAATGAGATTGTTGGGTGTTTACACTTACGAACTATTAGACAAACCTAAAGGTTCTTCTGATATGATTATCCGACAAGGAGATATTATTGTTTTAAACACTGACGCAGGATATATAACTGTTAACGGTGCTCCTATGGTCTCAGAAAAATCGTTTAGTAGCAGTTATTTCGATTTAAAAACAGGTCTTACAAACCTACTCATTAGCCCACAGGAAACCTTTGATACTACAGTGTATTGGAGGGACAGATATTACTAGGAAAGGATATTTTAAATGATACACATATTAAATTATGAAGAAAATATAATTGATGCTTTATCGTTTAAGCAAGATGCAGTGTATGAGGCAGAGCACATCTTAAACGTACAAGAAACTATGGAGACTTTTGACTTCTCCGTAAAATCTAGCGTAGCTAAAAACATCAGAGATAGAAATAGAGTTATTATAGAGGATAATATGGGTAACCATAGAGAGTTTATTATAGAAAATATAGTAGACCTAGAAACCCATGTTACAGAGATTAGGACAAACGCTTCTTATTTAGAAGATATTAAAAAAGGAGCTAAACCATTAAAGCCATATACAATGAAAAATGTACTACCAACAGTGGCTATGGATTATATTTTATCTGATACGGGATGGGAAGTAGCTCCTGAAACTGAAACACCTAAATCAGCTGATGTTTCATGGGATAAAGTTACAGATAGGTTGACATTATTAAAAGAGCTACAAGATATTTATAATATGAGGCTTCTATTCTATATCGTTACAGATGGTAATAAAGTAGTCAATAGATATGTATCACTTAAACAAGTAAATCCTATGTTTAATGGAACAGAAATAAACTATGACGACAATTTAATTGGTTTAAAAAGAGAAATTGACTATTCAGATATTGTAACAGCTCTAATTGGTGTAGGACCAGAAGACAGCAACACAAATAAACGCATCTATGTAGAAGTAACAGATGATGATGCACAGGAACAGTTTGGATTGCCTTATAGATATAACTGGGATTACGTTGAGATAAACGGGGACAGTGACACAAAAATAACTGAAAGCTACATCTACGATGAGACGAAAAAAGAATTAGATAAGCGTAAAAAAGCTGTCATATCATATGACATAACATCAACAGACATTAATGCTAATGTCGGAGATATGATTAGAGTAAAAGATGAGCAGTTCATGCCAGAGATATATTTAGAGGCAGAGATTATTGAGTTGAAATATAACTTGATAAACAAAGTAAAAGAATATAAATTTGGTATATTAAGAGAGTTCACTAGAGCGGAGATTTATAGTCAGTATGAGAAGTTCAAAGAAGAACTTGATAAGAGACTACAAGAGGTTATAGACAATACCGACAGTATTATATCTCAACGCTTAGAAGAAGAGCTTAAACATGTTGAGAGATATATTGAAAAATCTCCGACTCCACCCCTAAATCCTAAAGAGGGAGATTTATGGTTAGACACTTCTCATGATTCTGTAGCTGTTTTAAAGAGGTACGAGAACGGTGAATGGGTAAAATCTTCAGTTACAGAGGTCA